TGTCATTGCTAAAGAGGTTTACGAAAGCACCCTAACAGGAACACCATTTGCCGCAAGCGTAGCGACTATTAGAGCCACTGTAGGCAGTGATTTAGGGCGTTATGCTAGTCAGCAGTTACATGATGCATTAATGCAGTTTGACGCGGCTGTAAACACTAGAGTTGCATTAGAGTCAGGTGCTAAAGAGTTTAAGTATCAAGGGCCAGATGATGAGGTCACTAGAGACTTTTGTGAAAAGCACGTAGGCAAGACATACACTAAAGAAGAAATTGAAGAAATCTGGTCAGGTAGTTGGGCAGGTAAAATAGATGGTAATCCATTTATTGTGCGTGGTGGCTATAACTGCCGCCATAGATTTAGGGCTGTATTTTAAGGAGACAATCATGCCACAAGGTAAAGGTACATACGGTAGTAAGGTAGGACGACCCAAAAAGAAGAAGAAAACCAAGAAATAATTAATATGCTACAATGTTAATTCACCAATACTCTATAAGAGGTTCGTAACATGAGCGATGAAATCATGGCAACAGAAGCTGATACTGAGACAGCGGCAGTAGAAACTCAGGAAACCAAGACCTTTACTCAGGACGAACTAGATCGAATTGTTGCGGATCGCGTAGCAAGAGAGCAAAGAAAGTTCGATAAGAAGATACAAGGCATTGATCTGGATGACGCAAAGGAACTGATGGCAAAGCGTGAAGCCGCAGAACTGGAACGACAGAAAGAGCGTGGCGAGTTTGATTCTATCCTAAAGAAAACGGTCGAAAAGAAAGATATGGAAATACAGAGTTACAAAAGCAAGTTGCAACAGACGCTAGTAGATGGAGCGATCTTAGGTGCGGCTTCTAATAATAACGCTGTCAATCCAAATCAAGTATCACAGTTATTGAAAGACCAGACCAGACTATCAGACGATGGAACGGTTGAGGTGCTAGACGGTAACGGTGTGCCGCGATACAATGACAGCGGTGATCTGCTATCAGTTAATGAAATGGTATCAGAATTTTTAACAGTAAACCCACATATGGTCAAAGCGTCACAAGGTGGCACAGGCTCGATGGGTAACACTGGTGGCTCTACACAGAAGCCTCAATCTGTGGCAGATATGGTTGCTAACTGGAGTAATGGCGGCAAAGAAGCATTTGCCTCTATGAAGAAAAAGTAACCACCAAACCACTATTTAATTTTTTGAGGATACAATCATGGCCGCAACAACTTCAACAACTCTCGACGATCTCTTTGTAAATATCGTTGCACAAGCACGTTTCACTGCTGAAGAGCAATCCCTAATGATGGGTCTTGTTACTCAGTACAACATTCAAGCACAAGCAGGAAAGACCATTCAGGTTCCTAAGTACCCCGCCATTGCCGCGGCAAACTTGACCGAAGGAACTGACATGACTAGCACTACTGTTTCTACTTCTTCAGTTTCTGTAACTGTAGGAGAGGTAGGCGCACAGGTTCTATTGACTGACATGGCTACTTACGGAGACGGCAACCCTGCTGTTGAGTTAGGTACTGTTCTTGGTAACGCTATCGCTACTAAGATTGATACTGATCTGATCGCTTTGTTTGACGGTTTCTCTGGTTCTATTGGAACCGCAGGAGCAGAGATCACTGTAGCTGACCTATTTAAGGCCGCGGCTACTCTACGTGCCAACAAGGTCACTGGAACTATCAATGCTGTTGTACACCCATATCAGGCATACCAGTTGAAAGCTAACCTAACTAACACCTTTGCTAACCCAAATGGTGGCGACTTGCAGAACGAAGCAATGCGTAATGGTTATGTTGGTACTATCGCAGGTATCAATGTATATGAGTCTGCTAACGTAGCTATTGACGGTAACGACGATGCTAAGGGTGCTGTATTCGCTCCAGAAGCATTGATGATCGCTATGAAGCGTGACTTCAACATTGCGCCTCAGCGTGATGAGTCGCTACGCGCATTCGAGTTAAACGCTACTGCTGTATATGGCGTTGCTGAACTTGATGATGCATTCGGTGTTGAGATTCTATCTGACTCCGCATTGTAAGACTGACTGCCCCTTCCTCGGAGGGGGCTTTCTTATGAGGGATATATGGCTATAACTTATCGCGGTGAAACCTTTGAAGGCTACAACAAGCCTAAGCGCACCCCCAAGCATGACCAGAAAAGCCATGCTGTACTGGCTAAAGAAGGCGACAAGATAAAGTTAATTAGGTTCGGTCAAAAGGGTGCAGATAACAAGCCACCTAGAAAGAACGAATCAGAAGCAGACAAGGCTAAGAGGCGATCGTTTAAAGCACGATTTGCCAAAGACATAGCTAGAGGACGTAAAGACAAAACCGCATCAGCGGCATACTGGGCAGACAAGGTGAAATGGTAATGGCATATTCAAGCGATGCAGATTTATTGAAATTAATTCCAGACATTCTCGATCTAGGTATCGAGTCTTTTGTATTGGAACACCCAAAAGCACAGTCAGACATACAGCGCGAGTTACGGATCAAATGGTGGCCGCGAAAGAATATTGCAGGTGAGATGGACAACAGCAAACTTACCTCAACACAGTTTACAATGGCAAGTGCCTATCTGGTATTGTGGCGTTATGCTTTACCGCAGTTAACTAACTGGGTAGAGGGTGACCGCTTTCAGAGCATGATTGATTTCTATAAGGCGCGATACGGAGAAGAGTTAGAGGCTGTATTGGCTGATGGCGTTGATTATGACGCAGATGGCGATGGCGTAGTTAAGGAAGATGAAAAGCAACCTGTAGGACAAAGGTTAGACAGGTAATGGAATTTACTGTTGACGCTGATTTTAAACAAGCATCTCGTGCTTTAAAAAAGAGAGGCAAAGATTTAAGATCAAGCGTAAAGAAAGCCTTGTTGATCACAGGATTAAAAGGCATAGAAATTATAGAGGATAGAACCAGTAAAGGAAGAAGTTACAAAGGTTCATTCTTTAAGAAATACAATGCTAAATATAAAGCATATAGACTTTCAAGAGGCAGAAGCAGTAAGCCTAATTTAGAGTTTACTGGAAAAATGCTTGGTAGCATGGCAGTAATATCTAATAGCAGACAAGCTGAGATTTACTTTACCAGAGGCACTGAAGCTAAGAAGGCGGCTATGAATGAAAAGAAAAGACCGTTTTTTGGGTTTAGTCGAAATGAGAAAAAGCAACTTGGTAAAGTATTTGAAAGGTATTTAAAATGAGCGTAAGAGAAGAAATAGCTGAAAATATTGTTACTACACTAAAGGGAATTAAAAGCCCTGTTGCTGTAAAATATGCTACTCGTGAGCCGTTTGACTTTGAGAAACTGTCTAACGCTCAATACCCTGCTGTCTTAGTGCGTAGTGCTGATGAAAGCAGAGAAGATACATCTATAGGTGGATCGATAACCCAGAGAATGGGTACAATTAATTATGACTTGGTTTGTTTTGTTAAAGGCTCTGCGATTGACAGCGCAAGAAACAATATAATCGAGGCGATTGAAGAAGGTCTTGACGTTGACCGTACTAGAGGCAGTAAAGCCATAGATACGCAGGTAGTCAATGTTGAGATAGATGAAGGTTCTATTGATCCCATTGGTGGGGTCATTATTACAGTCCGTATTGTATATCAGTATACTCGCGGCACAACTTAACTTAACTTAAAAGGTACATATCATGGCGACTAAAACAGGCGCATCTGGAGTAGTAAAAGTACAAGTCTCAGGCACGACTGTTGCCGTGGTAGGCGAGGTACGTTCTTTCACGTTTGACGGTTCAGCAGACACTATCGAAGATTCAGTAATGGGTGATTCTTCTAGAACTTACAAGCAAGGCTTAAAAACTAACACAGTTTCTATCGAATGTTATTGGGATGAAGCAGACGCACAGCAGTTGATTCTTGATGAACGTGCTTCTGTAGACTTTGAAATCTATCCTACTGGCACTGGTTCGGGCGAGACTTTCTTTTCAGGCGGTGGCATTGTAACTTCTCGTTCTATCAGTGGAGCATTTGATGGAATGGTTGAAGCAAGTTTCACCATTCAGTGCAGTGGAGCAGTAACCGAAGCACAAGTATAAGGGGATTAAACCATGGGATTAGCAAAAGAGTTACGAGGCAGAAGAAAGTTATCGGCACGAGAAGTATTAGTGCCTGAGTGGGGTGACGAATCTGGAGCATTTAAGTTATATTGCAGAAGCATTACGTGCTATGACTTAGATCAGTTACAGAAGAAGCACCCTAACTTTTTAAACAATATGACTATCAGTGCAATGGTAGATTTGATTTGCATGAAGGCAGAAGATGAGGGCGGCACTAAGCTGTTCGGGTCTGCGGAAGATAGGATAGATTTGATGGGCGAAGAAACAAGCGTCATATCAGAAATAGCCAATCAGATGTTTGCTGAGATAGAGTCTGCCGAGGAACACGAAAAAAACTGAGAAGCGATCACTCACGGATGACCATGTTATCTCTGGCTGATCGCCTTCACATGAGTATTGCTGAAGCGGAACAAACGCCCATTAGTCATTTGAACGAGTGGGTTGCATATCACAAAATAGTTGGCGAGAAAAATGATTAACCCTATTAAAATTGCTATTGCAGGTCTTGATGGAACGGAAGCAGTATTTGCGGCAGTACAAAAAAGGTTTAGGAAACTTACCGCAACTATTGATAAGGTTAAAAACCGATTCCCTTTATTAAGTGCATCATTTGCAAAAGTTGGTGGCTTTCTTAAAAGCGCAATATCTTCTATTGTCAAAAGCGCATTAGCGATGGGGGCGGCCTTTACGGTTGCCTTATCCGCTATCACTATCAAAACTATGTCCTCTATAGATGCATTAGGGAAGATGTCATCAAAGATAGGAACAACAGCAGGGTCTCTTGCTAAACTCCAATTTGCCGCAGAGCAGACAGGCGTATCTGCTGAAACTATGGGTATGGCAATGCAACGCTTTACTCGGAGGGCGGCAGAAGCGGCCAGAGGTACTGGTGAGGCTAAGGGAGCATTAAAAGAACTAAACTTAAGTGCGGCTGAGTTAATTAAAATGCCGCTAGAAGATCAAGTTCTTGCCCTTTCTAAAGCCTTTGCAGAACAGGAAATTTCTGCTGATAAAGTTAGACTAGCTATGAAGCTTTTTGACTCGGAGGGTGTTGCCCTTGTAAACACGTTAGGCGCAGGTTCTGACGGCTTACAAGCAATGTTTAATGATGCTGAGGCATTGGGTCTAGTTTTATCTGAGGACGCAGTAGACGGTGTAGAAGCCGCTAATGACTCCATGAATCGTTTAAAGACGTTGTTTGTTGGATTTAGCCGACAAGCCGTTGCCGCGTTTGCTCCTGCAATAGACGAGATAGCAAAATCATTAACTGAACTTGGTTTAAAAGCCGCTGATGGCGATGTTCAGAATATTGGCGAAGTGATTGCAAAGTCTATTGTTGGTGCGCTTATTTCTGTTATTGAAGTAATAGAAAAAATGATGAATGCGTTCGGACAAATGGCGCATAAGATACAAGCTATATACAAAAGTTTCTTTCCTGATGAAGAGATGAAAAAAGATCAAGAAAGATTAGATGAATTATTTTCTTCGTTATTAACGATAAGAAAAAGTGATCTAATGCTTAAAGTTGATACTTCTAGCATTGAGCAAGAAATGGCTATTTTGCAAGAAAAGTTATCTGGCGGTGAGTTTGTTCCGTTTGATTTTAGTGCTTTGATCGAAAAGCTATTAGAAGTTCAAAACAAAGTAGGTGAAACTACAGAAAAAATTAAAACAGACTTCGATGATGTAGCTGAAACTATTGTCTATAGTTCTGGAAGATGGATTGATAATTTAATTGGCGAATTTTTGCTATTTAAAGATGCGGCAGGTGAGGCATTTGGCAGAATAAAAGATCAAGTTTTTGACTTTGATAGCGCAATGAATTCATTAGTCACTGGCTCTATTGATGCAATGGTTCAGGGTTTCTCTGACATGATGACAGGTGCTAAGAGTTTTGGTGACGCTATGAAGAGTATGGCAAAAACCGTCATCGACGCTTTGATGAAAATGTACATTAAATACATGATCGTTCAGCCTTTGTTTGACATGATGTTTCCTGACGCAAGAACAGGAGGCGATGGAGTATCAGGAAGAGCATTAGGTGGCCCAGTACAAGCAAATACTCCATATCTTGTAGGAGAACGTGGCCCAGAACTATTTATGCCTAACTCTGGCGGCAACATTATCCCTAATAACAAAATGGGTGGCGGTGGCAGTAGCGTTGTAGTACAGCAAACCATTAACGTAACTACAGGCGTACAGCAAACCGTACGTGCTGAGATCGTCCAGTTAATGCCACAGATTGCCCAAGCCGCTAAAGGTGCTGTTGCAGACGCTAGGTTGCGCGGTGGTAACTTCTCTAAAGCAATGGCAGGAGCATAACAGATGCCTTTATCTTTTCCCTCAGTAGGCATACAGAATATGTCAATGAGACTACGCAGGGTGGTTGCTGTTGCTGAATCGCCATTTACTTTAGATACTCAGGTATATACTCATCAAGGCGCAAGATGGGAAGCAGAGGTATCACTACCTCCATTAAGTCATGCAGAGGCACGATCAGTTGAAGCATTTATTGTTGGCCTTATCGGAAGGGAAGGCACTTTTACTTTTGGCAATCCTTTACATACAAGCACTCTTTCGGATAACACTGTTAGTAGTGCCGCTATAAGGGCAGAGTCATTTACACTAGGCTCAGGCACAGCCGCAGTAGCCGCAGGAACGTACTTTGAGTTAAATGATTACCTTTACCTAGTTACGCAAGATAAGGCGGCAGGAGCGACTACATTAAACTTTCAGCCACCATTAAGGGTTGCTGTTACTTCTTCTCAGGCTGTTAAATACAACTTGCCTAAAAGTCTGTGGCGTATGACCTCTAACGATATTGGTTGGTCGATTAACGAGGCTAGTATTTACGGCTTCACCTTT